GCCAATTGGTATCCCAACCGGCTGGCCATAGTCAGCAAACTGCATCATCACATCAACAAACCGCTTGTCCTTGATTTGGCGCTCGATTTGGGTGCGCAACACGGCGCGGTCAATGCTGTAGAAGAACTTGCGAATGTCGAGCTGCAGGATGTAGCTGTCTGGCGCGCTGCGGCGCAAGGCTTGCTGGGCATAGTCGGCTGCAGCATGGGTTCCTTTGCCTTTACGGCAGGCAAAGGACTGGTCGATGAACGTGCGGTTGAAAATGGGGTAAATCAATCGGTAGATGGCGTGCTGCACAACCAGGTCACGAAAAGCCGGGGCAAAGATGGTGCGCGGCTTGGGCTCATACACCATAAACTCGTGATACGGCTGCGGCTTGTAGCTGCCACTGTGCAACTCTTGGTGCAGGGCATCCAGGTTGCTGGCCAGGTGACGCGAGAACTCAAATGTTGCACGCTTGTTGCGCTTGCCTGCGCTGGCGTCTACCCAGGCTTGGTAGAGCGACTCCCTGGTAAATGCCTGTTCAAACAGAAACCCTATCCGTTTCAAAGGATGACCCCCAGGCGTTCGAGCACAACATGGTGCCTACTGGTAAGTGGGTGTCCAGCAGATTTCGCAAGAGCTCTCGCTAAATGCAGGAAAGCGCCTCCCTTTGTTCCACCGTTTCTTTTCAGAATTCGAGGTCCAGAGTCGGGGCGAGCGCCAATGTTGTTGTTGGAATTCGCCCGGGTGTTGTTGCAATTGAGAGCGAAAACCCCAGAGGTAGCCGCGTTGTTCCAATTGCCGCCACGGAACGGCAAAGCCTGTAACATATTAAGACGCTTCCCTTTTGTTCCCCGCTGCCGGGGTAATGGGTGCCGGATTCTCGTCTCGAATCCAGCCGCCAATCAAACGCCCAATTTCATCAATCATGCGACTGAGCGTTTCATAGCGATCTTCTGGCGATTTCTGATGGGCCACATTAAGCGTGCCGTCTTTGTAGGCAAAGTAGCCCAATTCAAACGCCAGCCTGACAAACATGCGCAACTGCTCGTGGCTGATGTCCAGGTTTGTCAAGCTTGTTTTCTTATGGTACCGCTTCTGGGACTCAACAATGAAGCCGTACACATCGTAAGCCTTGTTTCGGATTTGCAAGCAAATGCCGTACTTTTCATGGCGTGGAAAGTGATTCAGATACAGGTTCATTTGACGCGCAAAGTCAATGAACTTGGTATCGAGTTTGGCTTCAGAGTGAGTACCCATCGCTATCGCTCAGGTACTCAGAGAACAAAGGCGGGGCGAGCGCCAAAGTAGGCGTTGGAATACGCCCGGGGGTAGTAGCAAAGGAGAGCGAAAACCCCAGAGGGCGCCGCGTTGTCCCAAGAGCCGCCACGGCACGGCAAAGCCTCAATTGCAGTGTTAATCCAAAAGCCGTCGCCATTTGCAGCGGGCACAGCGATGGTTCCACCCAGCAGAGAAGCCACGGGATACAGGCCATGCGCTTTGAGTAGCGACAAGGCAGTTGCACCGACAGGGGTGGCTCCGGGGTTGGTCATAGCCTCGAACGAGGCTCCCGATGAGCGCACCAGCGTGTAGTTGGCTGTGCCCGATGTGGCGTACTTCACAGTGTTGGCCGAGCCGGGTGCCACCAGCGCGCCAGTTGCGCCGTCAATGGCTTTCCAGGCTGCAGATGCCACGCCGAAATCGGTGGCGTTCAATGCAGCGTCATTGTTGACGATGATTTGAATCTCTCCCATGTTGACGCGCATACCCGGCGTCCATTCCCACACTAACCCGCACAGATCAGAGATGCCACTGGAGCTATTGTCGTGCCGCCACGAAGCCGGGCCTGAGCCGGTCAACGTTCTTCCGGTACCGGATGCGGTTCCGGGAGCCAAGCCGTCAATACGGCGACCAGTTTCCCAGGCGGCGTCGCTGGATTTTCCCCAGTTAGTATTGCCGCGAGGCTGGAAGCTGTTGGCACGACACCAAAGCGCAATACCCGCCATGGCCACGTTTGGTACGACGTGATGACCAACACCGCAAGCGCGCGCATAAGCGACAGCCTGATCGTGATTGATGCTTGTTTTGCAATCAACGCCGGGCAAACTCAGCAGCTCGCCATTTTTGACAATGCCGGGGTAACTTCCAAAAAAATACTCGCTTTTTTCAACGCCATTCACGATGAACATCGGATGTACGCCAGCAGGCAGTCCAGCATCAACGTCCTGGCCGTTAAATTTTGGAATCACGTTCATAAATGTCGGCTGACCGGTGGCGGTGTAGAGCACGGTCTGACGGCCGCCACTGGCAGCCTCAACGCTCGCCCGTAGGTCGTCTTTGATAAAAATGGTCGGCATGGTTTTCTCCTGAAATTAAAGGGTTAGCCCACGGTGGGCCAAAGGGTGACTTGGACCGCATTGGGGTCAAGCGGCAGAGCTTCCTGAATGCTGGTTGGGTTGCCTTGCGCATCGTCAAGTCCTGGAACGTTGACATAGCACTTTGGCGGTATGTCGATCTGCGCCAGGTAGGCGCCGTTGCCGCCTTCGGTGGCGTTGGTGATGGTTCCGCAAATTGAGATGTTGACTGTGCTATCGCTCTGGCGAGCAGCGCAGTCAATGGATACACCAGCAACAGCAATGACTGCGTCAGAAATTGAAAAATTGGCTACCGGCTGACCGGGTTGTTTAAGGGTGATTTGAGGCATGTTGGGCTCCTAAAAATTAGTACGTGGTCGGGGATGAAGCATGAAAATTGGTTACAAAATCAGTTACCGGAAGCTGACTTGGCAGCGATAGCCGAGATGCGCGCCAGCGGACAACCACGTTGTCGGCTGCACTGGCCAAAGTGGCGGTAAAACCGTTGGTCTGCCTGCCTGTGACCACAATCGCTTTGGTGTCGCATGGAGCGCCACTAAACGACGCCACATCGAAGTCGAGGCGGTAGTCGTTGGCATCCATGATTTTTAAGATTGGGGATGCAGAAGGCGGAGAGTCAAGATGGGCTGGGTAGTTGGCCTCGACCCTGGCGGTTGCTGTGACCGTAACGCCCGCCAGCGCTGCGTCGGTATTTGACGCAGGGACTGTGATGCTGCAAACTTTGATGCTATTTGATGGAATATCCGACCCAAACGCCGTCACGCGGAAAATGATGTTTGCACTGCCATCAAGTGACAAATACCCGTAGCACACCGCAGAAGATGCGCCCCCTTCAGGCACCGAGAGACTTTGCTGTGCTGTGATGTTGTACGTTCTGCCATTCATAAAACACTTGCCATCAGCAATTGACAATAGGCGGCTGGAGCCGTACTTAGTAATTGCACCGCCCGAGACAAGCCCCCGGTTGGTGATGGTGAACTCTCCCTCTTGCTGAACATGCTGGCGCAATGACCGGATACTGGCATTGGCCTGCGCGGACTGGTCCAGGGCAAACTTCAGGATGGCATCCTGCATGTTTTTGGTGTCTTCAGACACCGTGATGTTGATTCCGTTAACAGTAATGGCCAGAGTCTCCAGAACGCTTTTCAGGTAAGCCGTGCGGTTGGTCAGGTGTTTGTGCGGCAGGTTGTCGATGCCGTTGACGCCGCCCGTGATGGGGTCGGTACTTTCGAGTTGATAGACCGCATCCCAGGATACGGATTCAGCAAGGTTTGACATGTAGTTGTCCTCTTTGAGATTAGTAAATCAGCGTCCACGTCCCGGTCAGGGAGATGTCGATGTCTTTGAGAAGCGGTCCGCTACGCACTTTGCGGGCGTGCAAGATGCCAGACGCAGTCAATAAGCCAAATTCGCTAATCGACAACCCAACCGCCTCTGATGTGGACAAGGAAAAATTGAACTGAACCGAGGTGCTTACCGGATAAGAGTGCGAGTCGATGGCTTTGACAAAAGCACCGGTCAACGCGGTGTCAGCAGGATTTGCAGCTGTACCATTTGTGCCAAAACCGATATTGACAATGCTCCGGCCCGACACGTCACCAGCCACCAGCCTGACGACACTTTCTCGACCTTTGGTCACAATCAGGTTGTCGTCTTCAAAATGCTCTATGAGATGACCGTGACGAAAAATGTCAAGCGCAAAAATTCCTCTTGGCTTTAACGATGGGTCGGTGAATTTCATGCAGCGTTCCTCAAACTGGATTGGCTGCAAAGATAGCGTCACGACTACAAAGACTCACCCCACGAGGTTGCTCCACCATACAAAACCGTGCCAAAAGTCCGTGGAATTCCGTTGTAGTGCAGACTTCCATCGCGCACCGATCCTCGGCGGTAACGCCCGTCACGCGCCAAAACCTTTGTTACCGTCATGCCGCACTGATCCTGTCCGTCGCTGACGATTCCGCGCCGATTCATTAAGCCATCGCGCTTGTAGCCGCTGCCATAAGTCACAGTCTGGGCAAAGGTGTCTTGCCAAGTGATGTCGGCATTCATCCCCATGGGATCGATTTCGTCACCATAGGTCGGTGCGTTTGGCAAAGCGTGCCAGCCATCGCGCAACGTCAGGCCATTGCGAGCCACCGTGTTGTTGTAGAGGTCGTATTGCACTGCACCACGAAACACAGACCCGTCACGAATGGGGCGAGCGCCACGGTACAGGTCTTGCAATGGCGCATGTTCGAGCTGGTAAGACAGGATGCCGTCCGCACCTGATGTGGAGGCATCAGACAAGCTGCCGGTAAAACTTAGAGTACGCAGTTTGGTTCCAGCGTCACGTAGGCGCTCAATGACCGATTTGATCCGGTTCCCAAGATCATTGAGACTCTCGCCTGAAGTCAGGTCGTAACCGGTGTTGACGTCAAATTGGCCGTAAAAGTTGCGGGTGCTCGGCACGCGGTCTTTTTTTCCGTCGAAAAATGTTGCGCCATCACGGTACAAAGTCGTGGTGACCGTGTCCATAGGGGCATCAGTCACAGTGACCTGCAAGCCGTTGACATACAAGCTGATCGCGTTTTGCAGAGCGATGTTGTTGCCTTTGGGATGGACTAGCTCCGAGATGATGCGCGGACCGTACGCGCCATCAGGCTCGGAGGCCAGCCTTGGAATGCCAAAGTAGCCACCCCACTCGTCTAGCCACTCGCCATCAGCGGTTGTGAGCAGCATTTGATCCAAAGCCGACGCTATGTCTGACTGCGCCTGCGTCAATTCTTGCGCAATTGGCGCAAAAAAGTCCTGTAAAACGCCAGGCTCTTTATTGAAAGAGTTTGGCAGGCTGTTAAGCAGTTTATTGATCACAGTGTCACCGTTCCTGGCATGGCTTTTTGTATGGCAGTGACCACAACGTCAGACGCAGGGGTCGCAAGCGAGACGTTGTAAACCCCGCTGATGGCCATGATGGCCGAGATAAGCTCAGACCGGATCACCGGCTGCCCTATGCCCAAGGCCTGAATGTAGCTTTTGATGGCATCACCGGCTGCAACAGAGACGCTTGCCGTGCCACTGTCAAGTGTGATGGTTCCAGTGACATCGACCAGGTAATCTTGCGCGGCATACACGTCAACAACAACTCCAGCCGCTTTCCACCCAGGTGTTGTTCCAGAGCCGTTTACGTCTGATTGAACTTTGTTGACCAAGGTGGCTGATGTGTTGCCTGATCCGTTGTGAACGTATAAATTGACCAAACCAACCGGTTGAGTTGCATCGTTCAGGTATGGCTCAATGATGGCAATGTGCTTGGCCTGCTCCACGATTGACCCTACAGAGTCCACCACAGCAGACTGTGTGGCACCGTAGCGCAGGGATGCGCCTGTGCCGCGCGACAGGGTCGAGATGTAGGCTGTAAAACGGCTTTTTCTGGATGCGTCTGTTTCGGCATCCGCGCCATTTACCAGCGCAAGCGGGTTTGTCACGCCGGTAACCCCCGCGATGGCGTTGACGATGGTGGTCAACGTATTGGCAGCGCAGTTTCCCAAGGACCCTGTTTCTGTGCAGGCAACCAGGGCATCGACGTAGGTCTGGCCAACCTCAATCACCACGGCATTCAATGTGGCGTACTCAAAACCTGAGCTGTCTGACTTGATTATTGTCCCCAGCGGAATTTCGACCCGACTGGCAGAAACGTCACACGAGAACCGAACCGTGCCACTGGCCGCAATGGCAGGCAGCGCGGCGAAGTTGAATGAGTTGAACACCGATACCGGGATAGCCTCTTGCAGTCCGAGCAAAATTTGCAAGTAAAGCTCTTCAATCTCGACGGCTGACGCTTCCATCAACGTGCGGGCAACGGAGCCAACGGAGAAGTCGGTGATCTTGCTGCCATTAGCTCGCGAGACATTGATCATGCTCGCGGCAATTGAACGAAAGTCTTTGATTTGGAACGTCACAGGCTACTCCTAAATTTCGACTTGCAGACGCAAGGGTGTTCCATCGTTGACCAAGGCGGTGACATCAACTTTGATGACATCACCATCTTGTGAGGCTGCGCCATCTTGCACAGATACCACGCGCGGGTCGCCCAAGAGGCACTCTTCACAAAAACGCAATGCCAGTAAAGATGCATTGGCATTCGCTTTGTGGCCGCGCAGCTTGAAGGCATCGTTGCCGTATTTGGGATGAAACGCCAGGCAGCCTTTGTCATTGCGCAGCCGCAGCTCCAGCGCCTGTTTTAGGTTTGGCCCGCCAACGGCCAAATCCAAGTCGCCGTTGGATACCGTCAATGCGCCATTTGTCAAAAGGACATCTATTCCAAACGATTGCGCGGGAGTCACGCCCTGCTGCTGCGTTTTAGCTACAGGAACCAGAATAACGCTGCCAAATACCAAAATGCGGCCTGATGCCACGCCTGGCAGAAAAGCGTCTGCTGTCAGGTATGGCGGCAGCAGGTGATTGAGCCAGGCCAGCTCTGGCCAGCGCGTTGCATCGCCCATTTCGCGCGCGGCGATGCGCTGCAGGGTGTCGCCGTGTTCGGTTTTGATGGCTTTCCAGCCTGATGCCATGACAGTCATTGGGCCGCCTTGGCAGTGACGGAGCAGCCGTCGGCAATTGTCTTGAGCAGGATACCAATGGCGTTTATGTCAGGAGCCAAGGTCAAGTCATCAGGCCTTTTGCAGCTTGCAATGGCGGCACTGGCAGCCTCGTTTTTTTGAACGATTGGTATGAAATTTTGGTTGTCGAAAGGGTTCAGCGTTGACAGGTTGATGGCCGATCCACCCAGTGTGCTTGAGCAGTTGGATGCGCCATACCAAGAGCTGTAGTCTTGCGCCAAATTTGCAGCCTTGTAGCCATTTGTCAAAATACAGCTCAAGTTGGACATAGCTCCCTTGACCCGCATGACCTCAGACTTGATGCTGTTAGGAATGCTGGTGACGGCTGCCACTGCCGCCCAGGCTTGTGACCCAACCGCGCTCAGGTCAGCTGCCAAGTCAACAGCAGCCTGTCCAGCCGCATTGATAACGGACTTGGTGTCGTTGGCTGTCTGAATCACGCCTTTTGCTATATTCATGACCGGACCAAATGTTTCATCAGTCCATTTATGGGCATCTTTGCCAAACTCGCCAATTTCTCCTAAAGACCTTCCTAGTGATTTTTGCAACTCAGAAATGTCAGCAACAGACTTATTCATTGATTTGACCGCCTCTTCCGGATCGTTGACCGGAATCACAGGCTCCATCAGATAAGGGTATGGATTGACTGCTTTGTCGTTGACTGCCGTCATACTGATGTTGTACATCAGCAGCAAGGGCTGTGATTTGCTGCGCCTTAGAACGAAATTTGTCGGCACAACATCGGCCACGTAGCTGCCATTGAGCGGATCGATAAAGATCAAGCGAATGACAGATGGATCAAGCCCTGCGTTGATTCTCTGCTCTCTCAAGTAATGCCAATAATGAATGAAATCGTCTCTTAGTTTGGTGAACTGGGCAATGCCATCGCCTTGTCCGGACCGGTTGCGCCAACCGGTGTTTCCAGTAATTGTGATGGTTGCCAAGCCCCGGCCAAAAGAATCAATCCACGCCCCGCCCAATGTGTTGACTGGCGACACGCGAGAAGGCTCATTGCGCGTCAGCTCTTCCGGCTTAATTGGAAACGTGAAAAAGTCGAAAGCTTCATCGCCAATAGATAAAGCAAACGACACATTCAGGTATTTCTGATTGGTGATTGGGTAAGTTGTCGCCATGGCACAAGTGTGGTGTCACGACACCAACCCCTACTGCTTGGCGGCTGCTTCGGCTTGGAACTTTGCCATGTTGGCCATTACACCGGCCATGAATTTATCGTACTTGGCCGGGTCAACGTTTGTGAAAGGCAGCCACCGGCCACGGCAATGTACATGCTGAGCACCCGATGCAATCCACCACAGCTCGTCAGGCTCGCGGTCATACAGCCTGCCGTCCACCATCTTCTTCGGCGACGATGACCGCCCGATGTTGGTCTTGCCCGCCCAAATCTCGGTCATGCCGTCTTTGTTGGGCTTGGCCGGGTCCACCACCGTGACCACCCGGCCGTCGATCTTGTGGCACCAGGCGCAAACGCCCTTGTACTGCTCAATGCGCTTGAGCTTGGCTCCCGGGCCGCTGGCAGACACCACGCCCTGTGCCGCGTTTTCGCTGACCTCTGTGACCGCAATCCGCCGCCAGTCACGGTTAGCCGTAGAGAACTTGTCAAACAGCAGCATCTCCAGGCTCTGAGGTTTGCCACCCAAAATCATCTCCTGCTGGTGCTCAAGGATCACCGAGCGAACCCCAGCGCGCAGCCGGTCGCCCATGTCAACGATGGCCTGCGCGCACCGCTCGCGCGCGAACGCCACCATGGCACGGGTGACAGCCGACACCGGCAAGCCAAGCTCCACGACCGCTTCAATGTTGGCCGGGATGGCTGCGGCCACACCTGCTGCCACCAACGCGCTCGGTGGTTTGGCCGCCAGCCCGGCCTCAATCTGGCCCAGCAGTGTGGACTTCACGGCCAGCCAATTTGCCATGCTAGAGGCCCACTGCGGCGACCAATACTGCTGCAGTAGCCACTCGACCAACATGGAATAGTCCTCTGGCAGCCATAGCGCGCGCGGCTTGGAGTGAAAGTAGTTGCTCCAGGCGCTCAGCTCGACTTGTGTCCAATGCACGGGCACGTCGGGCATCAGCAGCGCCGGTAGCGAGTTCTTTTTGTGAGGTTGACCGTGGGACGCAAGCCACCATAGCAGCGCGTCCTTGAAGGACTGCAGGCCGGACTGGCCGGTGTGGGTGAAGGCCTCGACAAGATCGGCTAGGTAAGGCGAATCGAACGGAGCCCAAATATCGTGCTCGTGGCTGGGTTTTATGGCCTTGCCGAGGTAGGTGCCCACATCGGAATCAGGCACTGGCATGGAGATGCCCACAACATGAATGTCAAGGTACGACTTGCCAAGAAGCATTGCATCAATTAAACTGTCATCGCAGCAGCGACAGAAGCCGATGGACCCAACGGTCACAGGTTTGCTGCCGGTGGGGTAACTCCCGGACTCAGTAGAGTCCCGAAAGACCGAAGGCGCTGACCCAGATGGCTCACTCTTTTGCAGTGGGCCATCATTCTTTGTGCGATCCTGATGCCCAAGAATGAAGGCAACCTTGCTCACTGGCATCGTGTACGAAGAATCAAAAACGTAGAGTTTTCTCGCAGAACTCCACGCCAAAGCGACCACATGATGATGCCCGTCTATTTTTCTCTCAAAAAGCAAATCAGCGCCAAACTGAACAGCTTTGGTTTGCGGGTATTCGATGGTTTGAACGATCCTATCCATCAGTTTTGCCCGACTTAACAAGAACGTTCGCGGCCCATTTTTGTGCTTTGGGTCATCAAAGCAATCCGGCACATCGCCATTTTCAGATTTTTGTGTGTAGGCGTGCGTTTCTGCTCCTGGGAAATCGACTTTTATCTTGATGGTGCGATTCCACCCATCTTTGACGCGACCAACATGCACCAATAGAGGCAACACCTTGCCGCCGATGTTCTTGTCCCACCATGACTTTGCTTGCTCAAACGACTTAATGCTGGAGCTTTCTGACACATCAAAAGAGGTTGGGGCCGTGGTGAATTGACCAGTCCCGCTATCGTGGTTTGGGTTTCCGATAGGTTTTTCTGGTGAAGTGTTTTCCATAACTGGCCTTACGTGCCTGAGACAAAGAGTCGCGGCACACCAGTCGGGCAGAACCGGCTTTTCGGCAGATCAAGACCTAGCCGCGACACCAAGATGGTGGCGTCACGACGCGCGGGAAGCGGCGCAGCTACATCAAATTGATAGCTACCCAACCTTTGAACATAAGGTCTAGGCGCGAAAAAAAGAGTACAAATCACTCGGCCACGCCAGCAATGGCGCTGGTCACCTCGGTCTGCAGCATCTGCTGCACCTGCTTAGAAATCGCTTTGACAATGAACTTGCCGGGTTTTGCAGGGACGATCCACCCAGACGACCATTCGCCCATCACGCGGAACGTAAGGTATGAGCTGGATTTCTGGCCTCCAGAGCTGGTGTCAAAGCGAACCATACCCTTGAACCGCTTCGGAATGTCCGGCCCATCCAGGCGGTCGCCCCAAGCGTAGGTGTTGCGCATGGTCATCAATGGGCCTTTGGTGCGCAGACTTGAAGCACCCAAGCCAGAGCGCATGGAAACCTTGCCGGTCACAACCGACTTTGACATCTGCTTTGCCTGCTCGTAGATGGCTTGCGGCATGGCACCGGCCAAGGCCGTGTTGTCGGGCGTGTTGTGCCTGAAAGGGATGATCAAAAACCGCTGCCCAGCGTGTTTGCCCCCACCTGCCACGCGTACCTTGGCCGAGGTATTCAAGGCATTTTTCAGGTTGCGCGCCGGGAATCCGTTTTCGACCAGGCTGGACACCGGGTCGTCGGAGTAAATCCTGGCTCCCATCTTATCGGGATCAAACTGAACCTTGATGCTGGATGCGTACCGGTCCCGGTAAAACGACGGGATGCCTGGCGTGCGCAGCACGGTCTCGTACCAGGCGGTGTAGGTGGTGATCGCTGTGGTCTGGACTGCTTTGGCGATAGCCGCCTCAAGCTGGGCGTGCAGCCCTTTGATCAGGGATGCGGCGTTGAACTCGACGCTGTAGTTCATCTGCCGAACAGGTCAAATCTGCGAAGCTGGACACGTTTTGGCAAAGTCGCGCCAAAATGGTGATTGCGATCCGACGGAAAGTCTTGAAACACAAAATATTCGCTGTATTTTGTTCCCGTGACTGAGTAGGCCGATCCAGCTGGTGGCGCACCAGTGGTAAACAGCAACGTGCCATCGGTCTGTTGAGTTGGAATGCCGCCTTCGACGAGATCGACGCCTGAAATCCAAATCACTCGCGTGATGGTCTTGACCTGCCACGGCAACTTGTCGTTGTAACCGTAGCGCAAATTGATAGAAAAAGGATCGTCGCCATCAAGCATAGTCACCCGATCACGCTCACCTATCGCATAAAGTGGTGAATCGCTGCCAACTGTCAGAAGCATGTCGCCGCTTTCCCATTGACCCAGCTTGGCAAACTCACGCTGCACTTTTTGACTTGGTACGCCCGCTACGCCTTCGACCGCCGAAGTCCACAAAAAACCTTTTCCAAGACAATGCGGACATGATGGCACTGGTGCATTTGTGGCCGCAGTAACACATGGACAAATATATGATTTGCGCCACGAAAATGTTTGTCCCACAAAACCCAAAAATTTGTTAAAGGACTCAGGTGATAGTTTCATGCTTACATCACCATCAACGGCACGCCATGAATACGCTGGCGCAACGACTCCAACTGCTTGTCGATACCGTCCTGCATTTTTTCCAAGTCGGGAGCGCTTTTGCTTTGGCTTAGGCCGTCGGCGCTGATGGACTCCGAAGCAGAAACAACCGCATCAGCCATAAGACGCAACAGCACCATGCGCTGAATCAGGTCCAGCAGGTCAGGGTAGTCGTCGACCGCATTCTGCAAGCCAGCGGTGTAGCGCACCTCGATGAACTGCGGCGAGCCCTGCAGACCCATGCCACCGATCATCATCCCACCCAGAGCACCCAAGAAAGCGTTGGTAGGCAGAAACCGGACGTGGCCGTACTTCTTGTCGATCTTGATCCACTGGGTCGGAACCGTTAAAACGGTGCCACCGTATGGGTAAATGAACTTGATGGATTCCAGGGAAATCACTGGGCGCTGACGCAATGGAATGAAGGTCCATCCACCAGGCTGGATCATGTCCTCGGTGTAGTCGTAGCCGGGATCAACCGCCCACGGCGCGCCCGTCAAGGCATCAATCTCGGCCTGTGTAGGGTCGTTCGGGAAAAGCACGGTTGGTACAAGGTAAACATGCAGCTCGCGCTGTGCGTCAGCTTCTGCAGCCTTGAGCTTGTCCCATAGGTAGTCATCAGATACCGAGCCTGAGATAAAACCTGCCACAGCAGGAAGTCGATCAGAGCGGAACTTTGCAATAAATTCGTCGCGGTAAAACAGTTTGCTTTTAACCAATGGTTCATTGGTCTTTGCGTAAAGCAAAAACGTTCTGGAATCCTTGCGCCCAGCGCTGGTGACGACTGAGTTTGTTACTCGATACAGACCTGCGGAAGATGCTTCTATCCGTACACCGACAACTGCGCCAGAGATCGTTTCGTTTGTGAATGTCAGGCCACCCACAAGCGGCCATGTGCTAGTGACAATTGTGTCGCTGGCCGTTAACAGGTTTGAGTAAGTTTGCGAATAGTCCAGCTTCGACGAGACATCTTGCTCGACCCATTGGACAGTTTGATCAGTTGGTGTTGTCATGTTCCGATGGTGGCATCACGACACGATTTAACCAAAGAAGATTAATCTGCCAATTATTTCGGCCAAGCATCCATCAGTGTTTTTGTGTCGCTTGCATGGCGTCCAGCTTTTTCTGCCATGTCTCCACCAGCTTTTTCCACTGCAAGGAATAACTCTCCGAGGGCATCGACTCTGACATTGCAGGCATCGGCACTTTCTCTGGCGGCGGACAAAGCAGCGGCTGTCGATACCCGCAGCCGCTCAGTAGCATCACGGGCAGCAGCAGCATCCACCCGTAGTTGCATTTCCCGGCCTTTGGCGCGGTTTTGTGCATCAACCACGTTCTCAACCGATTTGCGAGCGTTTCTCGCCGCTTCACGTTCTGCCGAGAGTTGCTGTTCAACTCGACCTTTTTCTTTTGCATCGAACCTCCAAGACTGAATCTGCCACGCACCGCCAAAGGCCAGAGCCGCACTGAGAACAGAGGCGATCAGGGTTAGATTCATGTATCCAACCACAAATACCTCACCCGACGAACACGCATGATGTTGGTGACGTACTCCCGGTTGATTGCAAAAAAGCTTTTGCCATAGCCAGGAACAGCAGTTTTAGCCTTGAGGGATGTGCGTTCTACATGCCCAAACCACTTGCCCGGATCGCACCCAGGCGTGCCAGCACAGGCGCGGCGATCAGAGTTAAGGCCGCCACTGCCACCGTTATAGGCCGCAAAGCTCATGGCCAGGCGATCAGCACCAGAAGCTGCACCCTGCACGAGCTTGTGACCTTGCAAGTCCTTTAACACTAGGGCACGCAGTTGCAATGCAGGATCAAATCGATTACCCCAGCTCAACCCCGCCAGCTCCTGCGGGTGCGCCTGAACTAGCTCCTGCAAGGCATCAAAGCGTGTCGATCCGTCGGCCCGGAACGCCCTGGTCAACTGCCCCAAGCCCACGCCTTGTTCCCGGCTAGTGCGCAACTCAGCCATTGGATTCCAACAAGATCGGTGCTTGAGGTTGATGCAAGTCTCTTGTTCGACTTGAGCGCCAAGCGTCGACGGCAGCGGTATATCTGGCCACCAGCGCGATTGCTCCGCTTTGAGAACTGGTAGCAATGGCACCGCTGCCGCCGGAGGTGACTCTGCCCGGCTCGCTGACACCACCAGCATCAGCACCGCAGCAGCCAAAACACTGCGCCCAAGATAGATCAATCCAGCAGCCAAGTTGCTGTCGCTCATGGCCAGCCGTGCCGCCTCTTGCGGATCAATACGAGGTTGCAAGATGCGCAGTGCCACGTCTCCCACTGCCAGGCCCACAAAGCACAATCCGAAACCAAATATCATCGGCGTCAATGTAGGCCCAAGCTCAATCGCTGCAAAATTTACAGCAGACAAACACAAGCTGCCAATGCCAGCTAACAAAATGTTTCTTGCGGCTGCGCGCCTTAATGTCTGAATAATCATCACAACTCCTTGACAAGTTCAATCAACCGCAGCAGCCCGCACGTTGCCGACCCGCCAATGACAAGCGCTGCCAGATCATGGCCCAGTGCCCCGCCGTTCATATCGTTATGCACCTCTACCATGGCACCAACCACAGCCACTACAGCCAGCGCATACCAGCCCACTGCCGGGTGCATCATGATGCAAATCAGCGCCCCCATAATGCCTAGCATGATCGCGCGGTCGGTCATTTCATATGATCCTTTACCCAGTCAAGCAGCATCGCTCCAAACGCCGCTAAAGCGCCGACAGCCACCCATGCGCCCACTTTGGTGGTGATGCCGACCTTGTACCCTTTGAGCACGTTGGCTGCTTCAATGGCGTCTGCATGAGCGCGGCGGTGCCCGTCGTAGTCAGCCTCACCCAAATCGTTTTTTACGAAAGCCTTGTCGATCGATGCAAGATGCGCTTCGACCTTAGCCATACGCTCATGGGCAACGGTGCATTTGTCGAAGTGGTCTTCATTTGCCATAACCCAATTCCCTGAGTGCTGTAACCATCAAATAGGGCCTGGCCCAAATCCACCATGCTGCCATTGATAGGGCAATGTCGCCAGAAATCCCAGCGGCTGGCGGGTATAGGCTCATCATCATCGCCGCGGTAGTGACCATCCACAACGCGGCGTTCCAAGCGGCAAACCATCGGGCAAACCGGTCATAAAACTCATTGCGAAAAATGATTGACACCTGCACGACAGCGGTCACGGCAAACACCAGCCCCCATACGTCCTCTGGCATCACCGCGGCCATGTGCATGTACGTGGAGCGATCAAACGTTGCACCTGGCCACCACAGCAGCAGTGCCCAACAGACCTCAGCGCCAGCAAGGATCAGCCGTGATCCGATCAAGTCGGTATCCCAAATGAGCCGATTGAGTACGGCGTGGCATTGTTTATGTGTCATGACAGCTTCTGCCTTGCTTGTTCGGCGGTGATGCCCAGCCGGTAGTTGTGCGCTAGATACAAAGCGCACATTTCAATATCGCCGCCCGCCGCGATCTGCGCTCTATAGGCCCGAACTTCGGCGCCCTTCCGAAATGCCGCAGAAAGCAGATACGCAACCCACCAGGGCAGCACCAGCCACCTAATTTGTTCAGCAAAATGCACTATCTCATGGGCCACCAATGGCTGATCGTCCGGGTTCACCATGAAGATAAATGGCCAGACGGTTAGCCCGGATGCGCCAAATATCTTAGGTAAGTTGGATTTGATGACCATGGCGCTAAGGTAGCGTCACGACTGCCAGCCCCTATCCGCCAGCAAAGACGTTTCCAGAGCCAGCTGCTGATGCACTACCGCACCCGATGGGGTCACCAATTCTGGCAAGTTGTTTGCCATTGACAAAAACGCTTGCAGAGCCAGCGGACAACGTGGAGTCATGGCACGCTGGGCCGCAGCAATGTGTGACCCAGTGGTCGCCCTGTCGATGTGCGCCAATACCGTTGACAAACACATTCTCAGAGGCCGAATCATTGACCCTGCCACCAAAACAGCCGTGTCCAGTGCAGCCATCTCCAAGCCTAGTGACGGCGGGCATTGACGGCCTCCTTGAGTGCAGTGCAGCCTGGTGTGAAGTTGGCGCGGACGGTCAGTACAAAGTCGGCAGAGCCTGATGACCCATCTGACAGCTTGGCGGTCACATGCAGAGTCCAAAGTTTGATGCTGGCTGGGTTTGGCGCGTACTTGATGACCTCGTCCGCCTGGGGTGGAAGGTCGGCGAACTTAAGACAGTGCCCCGTGACACCCTTGATCTGGTATTCGATATCAACCGCTGGGAAAGTTCCAACAAGGGATTTTGGCGCTGAAATTGCAACCCCGGATGCACTTGTCTCCACTACCAGACCGACCAGCGGTTCGCCCACCACGTCAACCGCGTAGCCCGTGACGCTGGCTGGCGGGACGGCATCATCGACCGCAAAGATGATGGGTTCCACCCAAACCTCATCCTCTTGGACTTCGGCCCATGGGCTCACAGCGGGGTCTGGTGTCCAGGTCAACATGGGGTTAGTTCAGGTCAATGCGTGGGGCTGTGGCAGTGATGCTCACGTCACTGTGCAGGGTCATGGCGCCGCCAGACGAAATGGACGTAGCGCCGCCTGTTTGCACGTTCAGGCTGCCCGTGTGCGACAGTGCCACGTTGCCAGAGGGGTCGATGGTGAAAGTGGCTTTGACGCCGCCTGTGTTGGCAACCTGCACCGACAGCCAGACGTTTTTATCCTTGTTGCGCGTCACACTCCAGAGCTTGTCAAAGTCTTTCCCGGTCAAGTCTTCATGTGCTGGGGTGGTGGCCACGCGCACAAAAGTGCCGCACGGGTGCGCAACTTCAATATTGCCGTCGTTGTCGATGGTCGAATAGACGTCAGAGGCATGTCGGTCAACCTTGAAGTTCTTTCGGTCAAAAGCCATTTGATTGACGGGGGCAGCTATAAAGCCAAGAGCGATAAACCCACTATCAGTAAGCGCCAAAGCCACAAAACAGTCTTTTGTTGTGCTGCCTTTCTCGCCGAATTTATTGCCTTCTGGATCATGCATATCAACCCGGCCAGACGAAGTTGTCATGGTTGGCGACAACAGTGGTACAGCCGTCAGGCGCGAGCGGTCATAAAGCAGCTCCACGTCCAACGAGTTGTCGTGCGGGTGTGTTTTGATGACCCGGCCTAGAAAATACTTCATTCATAAACCCCTTGGCCGTACACATACGGGTGCTGCGCATTGGTGCGGTTGACAAAACCAGTGCCGCGTGAGTACTGAAGCGAGCTGGTGTAGCCCTTGAATGGCTCAAAGGTGTGGGTGACTGCCGTGACGTAGCAAGATGCTTTGAGGCCGTTTTGCCACGTAATGTCGCAGTAGTGACCCACCTTGTACTCAGGTCGTCCAGCGCAGGTGATCGACCCCGACTCGAACACCGCGTTGTCAATGTTGCTTTGTTGCAGATACCCGATTTGCCGAGCGAGATACGCTGTGACGTAGTTCATGGCGGGTGCATGCTCTTCTTTTGGCATACCAGGAAACAAGAGAGCACCATGGTTGGTGTTGACCTCCATGGAACGCCTGCCAAACAGCGTCAAGTCGCAATTCTCAAAGCCCACGCCATCGGTTACCAACTTCTGGCCATCGCCCATCACCGACTGCACAATGGTATCCATGCCCGTCATGAAGTCGGTGATGGGTGCACGCACGTAGTAAAAGTTGGCCACATCTCGCTCAGATCGGCTGTACTTGATGGCCGTGATCTCACTGGGCGGCACAGCAAAGGACTTGGCCGAGGTATTCGGGAAGATGTATTCGTCTTTTTGCAGCTTTTTGAAAGCAGGCTTGCGGTAGCAGAAGGTGGTTTCACTTTCGCCGTCCTCAAAGAATGATTCATAGAACGGGCCGAGATTCCCATGCTTCTGAATGTGGCTCCACATCGTGCCTTCCGGGTTGGCTTGATAACCCTGTGGGTAGACGATGTCGTCAGCGTCAGCACCATCCAGGTTCAAAAGAATGGGATGCAGCGCATTGTTGGACAAGCCGGTGATAAACGTGTTTACCACATTGGAAATCATCAACCCAACAAACTGCGCCGCCGACATGGACCCATATGGGATGTTGAACTTTTCCTGCATGTACTGGCCTGACATTTGGATGATCAAGTCGTCCAAGCTTGAGCCTTTAAGAAACAGAATTTGGATCATGCGCAGAAACGCACTATAGTCGTTTCCGGTGATGGTGACTGTGCGCTTTGCAGCCTGCCCCATGGACTCGTCTAAATTGACATCCGTGACCACGCCGCGCATCACCATCATCGGCTTGCCGGTGCGGCTCATGCGGATTTCAATCGCGTCCATGGGCTCCACCAGGCCGTAAATTGAATCACCGTACTTCGGCACAAATTGATCTCCAAGACGTATGGTGAACCCATTGTTCGGACTGTTAATGGATCGCTGTGTTGTGACCGAACTTCCTTCATTGAAGAAAGGCGTAAGGTCCAGCATATTGAATGCGCCAAAACGATCGTGGGTAGCGTTGCGCTTGCGCGCTGATGACTTGTACAAAATAACGCTGATTTGCGGGGTAAAAACAGAAACCGTCATGCCAACGCTCCAGTCGCACGCGGCTTAATCACACCAGACGATTGAACTGACTGAACTTGTCGCTCGTAGCCTGATCCTGACCCAACATCAATCTGGGCAAAGTAGTTCAGCGGCGAAAAGGACAGCGACACCCGCTGAGCGTCGGCTTTTGCCTTGGCCTCGGCTTTTGATTGAGGGTCTCCATCTGGTATTCGAGCTGGCGCTTGAGGATTGCCAAGATTGACAGCTTTCTGACGATTGATTTTTGCCCGGTGACCAGCGATTTTTAACGGATACTTCTCTGTTTCAAGAAAGCCTTTGTCGCGATTGCCAAAGCCAGCGTTGTACGACTTTTGCGCCATCTCAACCGTTGGGTTTCTTTTTAATTCTTGCCTCATGCGAAGCCTAAACATTTCAGCCGCATCCATGGGGTCAAAAACATCAAATTTGCGCCCGGCCATCTTTTCAACATCAGCTTGCGCATCTGGCGTGAACTGCGCCAGACCACGCGCCCCGGCCGGGCTTACTGCCAACGGACTCATGCTACTTTCAGCCATGAATGTCGCTTGCGTTGTCCCAGGTAGCCAATTGGAATTGATGCCACGAAGCTCTGCATCAATCGCCGCCATCTTGGCGTTCAGCTCTGGTGGAATAGCACCATCCAATCTCCGAGGGTCGTTCGTCATGCCTTTGCGGATTGACTGCCCGGCGTATGAGCCCATCTCATCTTTTTGTGCAGCATCAAGCCTAGCAAGCTCTTCTGGACGATTGCCAACAATCTTGCGCTGCCGGTCATAGAAAGCGTTGCGGTCAGCCATAGCCTGCGGGTTGGTTCCAAACGCATCACGCGCAGTCTGCTTAGCGGCCTCAATGCGCAGTTTCCCTTGTTCGGATTCGGGTGCCATCCAGCTCAACAAATCGGACAACAAGTCTTTTGTTCCCAGCGCAGCCGGAATCAGCTTGTCAGCCATTCTCGCCGTTGATTGCTCAATCTTTGCTGCCGTCTCTTGCGCCTGCTCCCCCTGAGTTTTTTCACGCTCAAAGGTGTTGGCTACTTTGACCAAGGTGTCTTGAAGCTCTTTCGGATTGGTAATCGATTTGGCTTTGTCAAGGCTCGCCTTCTGCTCACTGGTTAGCCCTGCCCGAGCGGCCATCTTGTCGCGCACTGCCATCAAGTCAGCAGGCTTTCCCCCGGCTTGCTGAATGTCAGACATGGCCATCAAGCCGTGAGCGGACAGCTTGGTTAGGTCAACCGTGTCTTTGTATTGGCCAAACATCTGAGTTAAGCCGGTTAATTTGTGTTGGCTGCGCAGGTTGAACAGGGTCGCCATTTCCTCCGGGTTTATCTTGAAATGGTTGGAGGCGCTAAGTAGCTGAGTTTTCTTGTCCACGCCCCGTCGGTCAAACATGTCCAACACTTGCTCAAGGCCAGAACTTTCGCCACCAAACCTGGTCATGTCTGCTTCGCCATCTGACCGAAGAAACTTGTTGACCTGGCTGTTCTTGTTGCCAAACACACTGTCTCCTGTGGCAAACATGCCAGCGGCCTGACGCATCTTGACACCCAACAGGCCCACCCTGTCGCCACCCATGGCCATGAACTGCAAGGTGTTAGACGCTTCCCCCATGCCGCCGCCCTGTTGGAACGAAGAATCAGCACGGTTCAAGATGTTGGCTGAGTTGCCCACGTTTCCATGCAATCCTGGTGTGTTGGAACCCACCATGGCCGACAACAGGCCAGCAAACCCCTCGACGTTAGCTACACCAAGGCTGCGTTGCGCCGTGCTTGCCGCAAAGCTTCCCATGGCCCCCATCAGGTCGCCAGCGTTCAAGACAGACCCGGTACGTTTGAGGGCCTCGGCAAACTGGATCGATAAAATTTTTGCATCGGCTGCCTTCTCGCTCAGTGAACCACTGCGCCGCATGGTTGCCATAAACCCAATGCCCTGCGATTCGTCAACACCAGTGGCCTGCGCCAAATCAATTGCAGTTGACGCTATGGATGGAGAATTGGTTTTTGCAAGCCCAGCAAATTCCATTGTCAGCTTGCGGGATTGCTCATAAGTCAAGTTGAATTGTTCGCCGACAGCACGGCTTTGACCGCGCAGTTGCTCAAAGCTTTCTGTTGTAGCTCCAAGCGACCTGCGAAATTTGTCAATTTCAATGTTTTCTTTTTTGCCAGCGTCTAACTTGTCGTTCACTGCCCCCACGCCAGAACTCACGGCCTGGAAAGCGCCGTATGCCAAAGCAGCAACACCTCCGCCCTTGACTATGCCAGCCAGCCCTAATCCGCCAGCACTGGCCTGCTCTGCCCCACGAGCAAATGAAGCCATTGCCCCACCCACCACGCCTCCAGAGCCAAGGCCCTGCACCGCGCTATGGGCGATTTTGCTGAATCGGCTGTCGTTTGCGGCTTTGCGCTGTTTGGGTTTGAGGTCTTCTTGCTGATTTGGTACTTCTGTTCTGACGCGCCCCGTAAGTTCGTTATAGCTGAGGCCAACGTCAGCAGGCCTGGTACCAGTGTTTGAGTTGTGCAGCATCAGGCGCGTCATTACGGCCTGCATGTAGTTGCGATCCTGCCGCAACGATTGGTCAATTTGAACTGGTGTAAGAGGCCTATTGCCAGGACCTTGATTGACATGATTGAGAGGCCCACGCACCGTTGTGCTAAGCCTGATAACTTCTTTGAAGTCATCAATCAGTTTTTTGAGATCGTCTGCGTTTTCAGCAACATTCAGAAGCTTAACGGGCTTGCCTAAATTTTTGCCAATTTCTTGAGTGAAGGCATTGACCGAATCGGCCATGTCTTGAAGTTGCTTGACGGAGTAGCTGGTGTCAACCTTGACTGGCTTGTTTGAAACCTGCTCGACTTTCCCAGCAGCGGTACTGGCCGCTTGCGATACGCTGTTAAGTTGATTTACCGCATCGGATGCATCAACTTTGACCGACTTGTTTGAAACTTGGTCGACTTTCCCCGCAGCCGTTTCAGCGGCCTGAGCGACATCATCAAGTTGCTTGGATGAGTCGCCGGTATCGACCTTGATTCTTACTCCCATTTCAGCCATGGCTTATGTCCTCAAAGTCGTCGTCTGGTGGCACGCCCATCTCAGCATCCATGGCGGCCAATTCTTCTTCAAAGTTATCCGTTCCGCCTTCCCATTCCTCTTCTGGCTTTTCAAAGTAGTAATGCGACCAGTAATCGGTCAGCATATCTTCTTCTGTGACGTCCAGATAACGCCGATCTGTAATGGGTAGGTTGTACTTGCGCCTGTACCAGAACCGCACTGTTCCAGATGCAGCCTTGGCGACGTCTTTACACCGCCGTTCCAGGCTTGCTTCGAAAATCAGCCTCC